CGTACCGCTCATGGGTAAAGGGGAACGGGCATTGCTCCCGGCTGTCCACCACAATCAACATGCCGCCCTCCTTCCCGTCCGCAGGGCACGAATCACACGTTCCCGGCGCGGTTCGCCGTTCGGCCCCTTATGGGCAAACCAACGTTCCAGTCCGGCCCGGTTTTCGGCGTCCAGCCTGTCCAGACCATCAATGACAAGTTCCCCGTCCTGAAGGTGTGGCGCCACCTCCCAACCCACCAGTGCGGCTATGTTGGTATCGAGAGCCGCCAAACGTTCCAACGTGTCGTTTGCGGACGGTTCCAATTGTGGCATGAGCCCTGAGTCATGTTTTTGCCTTTCGGCACTCTGAGGGGCGTTTTTGTGCGTTTCCCGGCAGGGCGCAGGCTCACACAGGAGGACGGCTTCAAGCCACGGACGGATGGGGATGCCCACCTTGAGCATTTCGCCGGGGTCTTTACCCGCGGCGCAAGGCCATGTCCTCATGCCGGGGAAGTGTTCGCGCCACCACGACGACGCCTTGCGCCCGGCCTCGTCAAAGTCCAGTGCCCATAGAATGCCGGGGGAGTTTCTCAAAAAGTCCGTCGTCTGGGCATCGGGCTTCTTCGTGGATCCGGTAAGGGCCACCGCCGCAACGAGGTCGCGTGCCTCCTGCCAGATCAACACGGCGTCAAGAACGGATTCCACCAGCACCACCGGAAGGCCCGGCTTGCCGATGACGTAACAGCCATTCCCGGAACCTTTGACCTGCCAATACTTGGGGAGGTCGTCTTTCGGTTTCCAGTCGGCCCGGCGAATAAGCAATGCCGTCACTCCGGCCTTGCGGCGGATCGGAAGCACCAGCCCACGGGGAAGCCATACCTTGCGTGGACGGCCCGTCTCCGGGTTCGCCTCTTCATCAAGCCCCCAATCGGCGCGGCGGTCGTACCTGTCCGCAGGGTTCCAGCCGATGCCCAAAGCACGGGCGGTTTCAGGGGACAGGCCACGGCCTTGCAGCGTTTCCAGTGCGGGCCCGGACTCAATGCCCCCGGTACAGGTTGCGACGAAATGGGCCGCCCGCTCCATCCACTCGGCAGCGGGAAGGCGTTCGGGTTCGGGCATCCATTCCCTTGCCGTGCCCTTTCCGGCGGTGTGACGAACGGCGCGGCGGGGTTCCAGCTGCAGGGCTTCACAGGCTTCACGGTAGGTCAGGTTCTGGAATACCCGCAGAAACTCCACGGCATCCCCTTGTGCGCCGCAACCACGGCACAGGAACCGTCCGCCCGCTGCGCCGCTCTTATGTTCCGGCCAGAGCAGAAAACGATCCCGTCCGCCGCATGAGGGGCATGGCCCGCAGTATTCGCCGTTGCCCTTGCTCTTGATCTCACCTGCCGGGGAAAGGCTTTGATAGAGGGTCAACACATCCATGATGGACTCCTCTTTGTTCCGGTCCGTCGCCCCAAAGGATAAGGGGAGAAGTGGGAGAACAGTGGAATGTTCTGTTCCACTTCTCCCCCCTTTAGGGGTAACAATCGGAACATCGGAACATTGGTGAAATAATTGATCTTTTTTCCATGTTCCGGGACTTTGGAACAAATTCCCCGGAACATTATATTATTCCATTGAAATTATTAGCTTAGTCCAATGTTCCGACCAAAGTGGAACATTGCGGAACATCGGAACATTGGGCGGGAGGATAAAGATGCTTGGCCTTCCTGCCGGGAAGATCCATTTCGATCAGCAATCCCAACTCTACGGCTTTCTCACGAGCCTTTCTGGAGCGAGAGACTCCCCAGCCAAAAGCCTCTTGCCCACCACGAGAGACACTCAACGGCTTTTCTCCGGCGCGTTGCCGACGCTCCACCTCTTCCGCAAGCTGGTGGGCATCCCAAATCACGTCGTTCTCTTCCTGCCGCGCATCGGGGTCTACACGATAGAGCAAGCCGTGCTCATTACGCCCGAGGTAATAGCGGGGCTCCGGGCCGCCGCTGTTCTTCTTGCCGACGCGAACGGCGAGAAACGCCCCGTCGTATTTCCCGGTGGCGGATTCACCAATCCGCTTCTGGGCGAGGGCCGCCCCCAGAGGCGCAACCAGCATCCCCCACCGGATGCACCCGGCAAGGGCGGATGCCCCGCGCATGGCCGTCTGGGTCAAGGCCTTGGCGAGTTCCTTGGGGTCTTCGATGAGATCGCCGCTGGTCTTGTTGGAGTGGTGCAGTAAAATGATGTTGCACCCGTAGGCGTCGATCAGCCCTTCCAGCAGTCCGCAAAAAGCGGTCATGGCCGGGTTGTCGTTCTCATCGACGCCTGAGAAGCGGGCCAGCGTGTCCAGCACCAGCAAACGGGGACGGATGGCATCCAGAATATTCCTCAGGTCTTCGTAATTAGCCGTGGATTCCACGGTACCGCCGATGGCGCGGCACAGGTTCACCCCGCCGTGTACGGGGATCCCGTAGAAGTTGGCGGCCGCCTGCTCCCGCAAGTCTTCCGGCAGTTGTTCCAGCGCGTGATGCACCCGTCTGTGGATGGTCAACGCGTCGTCTTCCGCGCTCAGGTAGACCACGGGCTCAGGGGCGGCGGTATGCCACGCGTCCACAAGGGAAGTCCCGCTTGCCACGGCGACGCAAAGCTGGATCGCAAGGCTCCCCTTGCCCGCGCCGGGAGGCCCGACAATGGCCCCCAAGCAGTTCAGCCGAAAGCTCTTATCCAGTAGCCAGTCAAACGCGGGAGGATATTCCCGCAGATAGCGAGTCCCGGAAAACTGCGAGAGATCCACCTGCAAAGGGCGTCGAGGCTGCGGCGCGGCTCCCGTCTCCGCCGTACCTTCAATCTCGGCGGCGCGGGCTTCCACGGCGGCGCGGATTTCTTCTTGAGTCTGGGGAATCCCGGTCATGCCGCACCCCCCTGATTCACGTCATACATTTCTTCCGAAGGGCACAGCTTGAACATGGCGCGGCGCACTTCTCCCACAATGGCGAGATAACAGGAGGCCCGATCCGCGTCCTCAGAGGTAACGCCATTGCCGTCCGCCGCATTCCATTGCAGCAAGTCGGCAAGGCCGCTTGTCAAGCTATCGAGCCGCCGCCACGTCTCCTTCTGCTCAGGCGTCAGCATGGGCGGCCTCCTTCGGTTCCGGGCTCCACAACACGTCATCCGTCTTGTTGAACATATCCACAAGCGGGAAAGGCAACTCTCCAGATGCAATAGCGATCTTGTCCAATAACAGGGAGTTGCACAGGCGGAACCCGGCTGCGGCCTCCGCGTTTACGGATTCGTCCGACGTGAGCAACGCTTCGCACGCGGCCCCCAGAAACTCGGCAATCCAAGCGGCCTCTTCAAGAGGCACGCAGGGCATCGTATGCCGTAAACATTGGGGGACAGAGCCGGGCTTGACGTAAGGGGTGGCGTTGGGGGTATTGCTCTGGCTCATTTCAGCCCTCCTTCTTCCTGCCGCTGTATGAAATCCTCAAGCAAGCGGCTTGACTGGCCTGCCATCAACAAGGCTGTCTTCATTCGGGAAAGCCCTTCGTCAAGCCAAGTCCGGGAATCGTAAGACGCCCCGTGCAACGCACCCAACAGGTGATCGCGGGAAAGGTTGGGACGCGAACTCACGACGTCCAGCAAGGCGAGATACAGCCCCCCGGTCAATCGGCGGTATCTGCCCTCAAGCTCGCTCGCTTTTTGTCGGGTTTCCGCAGTGAAGGCGCACCATTCGGAGTACAGTTCCGTGAGCCCGGCCTGTTGAGCTTCAAGCGCCGCCAACAGTTCGGCCTTACGGGAGTCGGCGCGGCTGGTTCCCCCATTGCCGCTAG